TCGAACCACTCGCGCATCGCGACGTTCGCGCCGAACGACGCGCACACTTCGCGCACGGCCGCGGCCGTGCCTTTCTTGCGCGCGATCCGGATCGCCGCTTTCACGCGCGCGCGCTTCACCTGTTCGGGCCAGTAGTCCTTCCACGTCTCGACGCCGAGGTGCCACGCGAGCCACGGCAGAAACCGCAGCGGGATCGCGTCCGGGTCCATCAGCGTGCCGATGTCGACCGGGATGTCGCTGATACGCGCGTTCGCCTCCGCGAGCCGGCGCTCGAGCGCGGTCGCGTTCGGCGGCAGCAGCGAGGTTGCCCGTCTAGTCATCTGCCACCCCGCCGTCGATCAGCTCGATTCCGGTGCAGTACGGCGCCTGCTCGTGCGTCACGGGCACGCCGCCGGCGGGCGAGTCGAGCAGCACCTTTTGCACGCCGGCGACGCGCATCGCCGCGTGCAGGCCGTCGACCGTGATTTCCATGCCGATGCGCCGCATGTCCGCCGCGAACTTCGCGGTGCGCTTGCGGGCTTCCGCGAGCGCCACGCCGCGATCCGGGCCGGAGAAGAAGCGCAGCGTCGCGCGGATCGCATACGGCACGACTTGCGCGCTCTGCACGATCACTTGGTCGGTTTGCGGGCGCACGCCTTCGAGCGCCGCGCGCACGATGTCGATGAGCGCGTCGCTCGCGGTGCCGTCGCCTTCGCGCGACAGGACCGTGACAACCATCACGCACGGCTCGGGACTGCGCGCGGACGCGGACAGCACGCGGCCGTCCGCCGCGCGTGCATGGAACACGTACGCTTCTTCGGGGCCGGCGACGGAGAAGCCGCGCGGCGCGAGCTGCACGCGCTCGCGCAGACTGTCGTCGTCCTCATAGACCGCATCGATACCGTGCTCCGGATCGGCCGCCGTGACCACGAGCCGCTCGACATCGAACAGCGCCGCGATGTGTTCGAGCGTCGTGCCGCGCGCATAGGCGAGCAACAGGCCGCGCGCCTTGTCGTTGATGAGCTGACGCAGCAGGACTTCGCGATAGGCGTTTTCCTGAAGGACGCGCGTCACGGGCTCGGATTCGAGCGCGAGCGTCGCGGCGATTTCCGCCTGGTGCTCGGGCGGATACAGCGACACGAGGCGCGCCTTGCGCTCGGCGAACAGCGTCTCGAAGTCGAGCGGGTCGACGATGTCCGGCGCGGGGAGCTGCGAAAGATCGATGGGCGTGCTTCTCATGCTGTTCCTCTGTTCGTCATCGGCACGCGCAGCGAGACGAGCTCGTCGCGCTCGTCGGTCCAGCCTTCGATGTCGACGAACTGCCGGCCGGCGAAAGCATCGGCGGCGGCTGCCGAAATCTGAACGCGCGTGATGGTCAAGCGCGGCTCCCACCGCATGAGCGCGGTCGCGATCGCCGCATACAGGCGAATCCGGGTTGCGCCGTTGGCGGGCGCGTCGATGAGGTCGGGCAGTTCCGAGCCGAACGTGCGGCGCTGGATGCACGAGCCAAGCGGCGTCGAGACGATGCGGCCGATGGACTGCGCGAGGTGATCGAGGCCGGACATCGAGCGGCCCGTCTCTGCATTCATGCCCCTCATAGCGGCGGGCTCACTTCGGCCGATTCGCCGCGCGCCTGATGCGTATGGAAGGGCAAGCTCTTGCCCATCGAGCGCACTTCGCCCGTGAAATCGGCCGCGCCGTCGATGCGCATGACGTGGCCGCCGCCGGCGCTGCCCGAGCCCGTCATGCCGGACTTGAACACGAGCGGCCCTTTCACGAGCAACGCGCCCGTGCAGGTGGTCTGTTCAGCGTCGAACGTGACCGACGCGGCTTTCACGGTCGCCGACTCCGTCTCGACCGTAACCGACACGGGCGCGATGAGGCGCACCGTCGCGCCGGCGGGCAGTTCGGCCGTGAGCGCATGCGCGTCGTGGTCGTAGCTCACGCGCGCGCCGTCCGCGTAGACGCGGGTGTGGGTGTTCGGCAGGTTGTCCGGCGCGGGGAACGCGTCGGAGAACACGCCGCGCAGCGCGACGCCTTGCGCAAGGTCGCCCATCGCGCCGAGCACGACGACTTGCTCGCCCTTCGTCGGCGGCAACCATTCGCGCGTGTTGCCGGCCGAGGGCGTGAGCCACGGAATCCAGTTTGTTTGCAGGCCGTCGTCGTCCGATTCGCCGATCGCCACGCGGCAAAGCGCCGCCTTGTGGTCGACATCGAGAATCGAGCCTTTGCGCACGGCGTTGCGTGCTTGCCGTTGAATTTCGTTCGCATCCATACCGGCAATGGTGCCGGTCGCCCGCGCGGGGCGCGAGCACTCGCCTTTGTCGTGCCGCCGGGTACAGCGTGCTCGTGATCCGCGCGGCGAATCGTGCGTCGACAATGGCCGCTCGATACACACGACGACGCGTGCGGCTCGTGCCGCGCGCGCATTTTTACCTTTGCAACACGATGACGATTCAACCTACCGACGCCGCGCCCGCGGCCGATCTTGCTCCGCTACTCGACCGACTTCACGCAACGGATGCTCTCGCGCTCGCGCGCATGCTGCCCGACGCGTCAATCGACATGGTGTTCACCGATCCGCCGTATTCGTCGGGCGGGCTGCACACGTCGGCCCGCTCGCGGCCGCCGAGCGCGAAGTACATCAACAGCGACACGAAGACCGTCTATACGGACTTCGAGAGCGACAACATGGATCAGCGCGCGTGGGCGTTCTGGTGTCACGCGTGGCTGAGCGAATGCCGCCGCGCGTTGAAGCCGGGCGGGCTGCTCGTGAGCTTCATCGACTGGCGTCAGCTCCCGACGCTGACCGATGTCGTGCAGGCGGCCGGCTTGATCCTGCGCGGCGTCGCGGTATGGGACAAGACGCCCGGCCGCACGCGGCCGCGGCGCGGCGGCTTCGCGCAGCAGGCGGAATTCGTCGTGTGGGCGAGCCGCGGCGCGATGCGCGAGTGCGATGTGTATCTGCCGGGCGTGTTCCCGTGCCGCTTGCCGTTGCCGAAGCAACACGTGACCGAGAAGCCGCTCGACATAGCGCGCGAGGTCGTGCGGCTCGTGCCGGCCGGTGGCGTCGTGTGCGATCTGTTTGCCGGATCGGGGACGTTTCTGTTGGCGGCGAAAGAGGCTAGCCTATCTTGGCTTGGTTGTGAGACGAACGCCAACTACCTCAGCATTGCTAGCGAACGGTTGCGATAACGCGATACAGTCGCAAGCGCCTGCGTGATTTGCTGGATGTCCGAGGGAAATCCAGCTCGCCTAGGGCATGTCTCAGTGGACCAGGCCGAAGGTCAGGAGAGCAATTTGGCCCAATACGATTATTGCGACACCGACACCGAGCAATCCAATGGGCCGCTTATACCATTGATCTTTCTGATCGAGGTCGATATTGATTTGAAGTACATCAGGTTTCTTCCCTTCAACGTACCCCTGGCCACCCATGAGTTCACGCTCCCAGCCGAGTTCTTCCACTCTCTTGATTCGCTCCTTTATGCGGCGGTTGAGGTTCGAGGCGGCCGCCCAAATTGATTGGCCGACTGCTACTGCCGCTGCCCAGAAAATCACCCAATAGTTGGCCGATGCTGTCCAGTCGTATGGTGCCGGGGTCGGGGCGTACCTCCAAATCGGGAGCAAGAATAGAGTGTGCGTGTAGAGCAAATCGATGCCCCACTTAATCCACGCGTTCAGCATTGTCACGGGAGGAAATGTCGTTGAGGTTGATTCAGCTACGACATAGAGGCCCTTCAGAAGACCGATAAGAAGGAAAAGCCCCGAAATAAGCCATATTAGGGCGGATACGATACGCATATGCGTGACGCGTCTCATTGCTTGGCCGAGCTTCATTTTTGTTCTTCCTAATCGTAGATCGATTTCGACGTCGATAGCCTGCTCAGCCAATCATACGATGAATTCAACGATTCAGGTAGCGCAGCAGCCGATCGCGCACGAGCTCGCGATCGGCATCCGAGAAACCGAGCACGACACGAACCGGATACTGCGCGAGCGGCCCGCCCGGCTCAACGGGCGCTTTCTGACCCTCCTGGTGGACACGCGCGATGCGCGAGAGCCGTTCGTCGAAGCCGATCGCGAGGCCCGTACTGTCGACATCGATGCGCAGATAGCGCGCGGTGCGCAGCTTCCGGAACATCGCCTCGCGCTTGACGCGGCCGGCCTTCTCGCGCAAGCGCTTGCCGCCCGCCTTCACCTTCCGCGGCTCGTACGCGCTACCGTCCGGATTCCGCTGCGCGGCCACGCGCGACTGCTGCGCGCGGCGCAGATCGCGGCCGAGCTCGCGCAGCAGTTGACGGCAGGCCGCCGGCGACAGCTTCGCGAGCAACCCGCCCGCCCATCGTTCGAGCGCCTGAAGATCGTCCGTCATGAGAGCCACGCGTCGGCAGCGTCGTCGATGTGCTCGACCGTGCGGTTGCCGGCTTCGTCGGTGCTGACCACGACGCTTTCCGACAGCTTCACTTTGAGCCCGAGGTCAACGGCGTTGTTCGACAGGATGTCGGCGACGAACGTCATGCCGTTGCGGCGCTCGTCCCGATTCGTCACGAGGTCCGGCTGATTCGCGCGCGCCCATTCGACCACGGCGATCATCACGTCGTCCGGGTTGCCGATGAAGTCGCGAATGATGATCTCGCACTCGTATTCATAGTCGAACGACGCCGTGCGCGTGCCCGTCGCCTCGATCCGGCCTTCGTTGACGAACACGAGCAACTGGTCCGGCGAGGCGTTGAGCTGAGGCAACGCGGCGACGAGCGCCGCACGTAGGCTGTTCGGCTTATTCATCGCGGCCGGTCCCGCGCACGCGCGCCTGACACGTCGCGATCATGTCGACTTCGGACGCGCAGTGCGCCCAAGCCGCGCGCGCGACGTGCAGCGCGTCGCTCAGCTCACCGTTGGTTCGTGGCGCCATCGCCGGCATCGTGCAGCGCGTCACTGCCGCGCATTCGTTGAGCGTAATCGTCGGGGCCTGTGAGGGCGGGGCTTGCGTGCAGGCGCACAACATCGTCAGGCAGAGCGCCAGCAGCCCAGGTGCGCACGGCGGCGTTTTCATCGATCAGTCTCCGCAGTTCGTTTCGATAGGTCGCGAGCGTCGCGTCGACGCCGGCGCGCGCGCGCTCGAGCTGCGCGCGCTGCGCGTCTTTCGCCTTGGCGTCGGCCAATAGGCGCTCGATCACGGCGGCGCTCGCTTGCGCGTCGTGTTTCGCGCGGCGCGCGTCGTCGGTCGCCCGGTCGAGCTGCGCGCGCAGCGCGCGGCCGTGCTGACAGCTTGCGACGAGCGCGATCAACGCGAGCAGTGTCAGCCACGGCATGAGGCGCGAGAGGTTCATGCGGCCGCCTTGCCCGTGCCGGCGTACTTCGTATAGGCGCGGTCGAGTTTCACGTCATACAGGTTGATCGCGAATTCCGGGCCGTTGTAGCCTTCCGCAAACGCCGCCCACTTCCGAGCCCGAAGCGCGGCCAGCAGCTTCTTGTCGGCCGCGACGTACCGCACGAACGCGTCGAGGTGCTCGGCTTCGCCCAGCTCCATGCGGGACACGAACTCGTCGACGTTCGCGTAGCCGAGGCGCTTCCAGTGGTACGCCATCACCTGGAACGCGCCCCAGCTCGCGGACTCGTATGCCGACGCCGCGTCGATCCGCGCCGCGGTGTCGAGCCGCACGTATTCGGCGGCGCCGCCCTGGTAGCCGCCGCGCTTCGGGTTGACGACGCTCGGCCATCGTGCGGCGGCCGCATCAGCCGCTTCCTTGCCGAGATTCACGACGAGCCGCTGATACATAACGTGCCGCTCGAACAGGATCTTCGGCCGGCCGTCGTCCAGAAAGCCCACGCCGCGCGACTCGACTTCGTTGACGGCGCGCACGCACGCGACGGACACGCCGAGCGTCGCGGCCGCGCGCACGAGATCGGCGTCCGTCAGGTGCTTCGGATCGCGTTGCCCGCTGGCGAGCACCCGGTACGTCTTCGGGCCGGCGATGCCGTCGACGACGAGGCCTGCGGCCGCCTGCAACGTTTGAACGGCACGCTCGGTCTGTTCGTCGTAGAGATGCGACACGTCGAGCGAATAGCCGGCGCGCACGAGACGCTGCTGCAGTAGCCCGACTTCCGCGCCGTGGTCGTTGAATCGAAGGATGTTCACGCTTCGTCACTCCGTAGAAGACGCGCGACGTTGCCGCGCGCGAGGTACACCAACACGGCGAGCAGGACCGCGAGCGCCGCGTGGAAAAAGCCGGTCGGCTTCGGATGAAACAGCAGCTCGATTGCCGAGCCGCCCGAAATCGCGACGATCACCCAGGCCGCCCAGGCGACGTGGAAGCGATGCCGCGCGCCGTTCTTGCGGTAGGTCAGCACGCGCACGATGACGGCGAGGTGCGCGGCGAGCGCGACGAGTGCGGACGAGACATGCACGTCAGTCTCCCTTGCGAAACAGCGCGAACAGGTCCATGCCCTTCACGCGCTCGATCAGCGTCAGCGTGACCGCGATCACCAGCGCGGCCGCGAAGAACGCGGCGACGCCTGTCGAGCGGATCGGCACGGCGTGGACGATCTCGGGCGCGGCGAGATAGCCCATTACGAGCGAGATGAGCATGTATGCGGCGCGCTTCGCGATGCCGAGGTCTTTCGACGTGACGACGACGAGCGCCGCGCCCGCGAATGCGCCGATTAGCGCGTCACCGTCGACGCCCGGCGCGATGCCGGCGAGGCCGACCGCGGCGAACAGCGCCGCGGCCGAGGTGGTGTTCGGTTCAGCCATGCATTCGGCTCCGGTCAGTCAAACAGTTGCAATAGCGGCGTGGTGGTCTCGATCGCGCGGCGCTCGGGCATCTCCACGACGGTTCCCATCGGCAGCACGACGCCCAGCTCGGCGAGGCCGGGATTCGCGTCGAGCACGGCTTCGACGGTGCCCGCCGTGCTGCCGTAGTGTCGCCAGCACAGCGCGTCGAGCGTCTCGCCTTGCAGTGCCGCTACTTTCATTTCCCGAGCGCCTGCCCGGCGCGATCGAACAGCCCCAGGACACGCGGCTTGATCCGCGCCGCACGGCGCGCGAAAACATCCCTCTGTATTGCCGCCTCAGCGTCGAAGCGGTCTGAGCAATACGCGATTTCGCGCCAGAAGAGGACCGCAACGCGTCGCTGAACCTGGTGCGCGCCGGGGTGGAACAGCGCTCCGTTGCGCACTCGGGACTGCGCAATCTGCCGAATGCGATACATGGGGCGGGCCATCAGATCAGCTCCACGGTTGAGCGTGCAACGCCGAGGATGTCGCTGATTGCCCACCTCGCGGCGCGGCGCGAATCGTCGACCGTCGCGGCCAGATCGGCTGCGACCTGGCCGCCGCTCTTCGTCGTGTCGTAGCCGCGGTACTTCTCCGTCACGTCCGCGTGCGTCAGGTGGTACACCGCGCGCCGGTAGCGGGCCACGTGTGCCGATTCGCCATCGATGCGCGGCGCCGGCACGTCGGCGAGCGTCGCCGCGCCCGCCGCGCGCTGCCGGGCGCGCCACGCGGCGAGCTCGTCGTTCACGGTCAGCAGCGCGTCGCGCGCGGCGTGCCGCAGCCGCTCGGCCGTCACGGTGCCGTCCAGGCGCATCGCGTCGCGCAGCGCGGACAGATCGATGTCCGGGAAGAAGCCGTCGTTCGTCAACGTGCCTTCGATCGGCGTCGCCGCGACGGCGGGCGCGGCGGTGGCAACAAAGCTGTTCATGGTCGGTTCGCAATGAGGTGGCGGTGGACCGGCGCACAAGGCCCGTGACCGTCAGGCGTAGGGCCTGGGCGCCGGTGCCGCCATGCCGAGGTGGGCTCTTTACGTGCCGTCGGCGCCGTCGCCCCGACGGCCCGCGGCTTCGACCTGCTTCGTCAGTCGGTCGATGTCCTTTTTCACGCCGACGCGATCGTTCAGCGCGACCGCGCGGCGCAGATAGTCGAGTGCGCGCGCCGGCGCGGCGGCCTGCGTCGCGTAGCCGAGCGCCTTGTACAGCTTCGCGCGCACCTGGTCGTGCATGTCGGCCTCGCGCGTCAGATCGTCGACGAGCTCGAGGCTCGCCGCGTCGAACGTCTCGCCGTCGAGGAACGACGACAGCGCGGCGTCGGCGAACTGCTCGGCGACGAGCGACGCGAGCGAGCGCTCGAACTGGTCGGGCAGCGTGAGCCCGTTCGAGAGCGCGTAGGCCGCGATCGCGAGCGCGCCGTCGAAGTCGCCGGCGTCGATGCGCCAGACCATGACCGTCACGAGCACGTCGTCCTGCGCGCCGCGGCCGCCGCTCAACACGCCCGCCACGTAGTCGGCGTAGTCCGGCAGCAGCTTGCGTTTCAGCTCGATCTTCCGCTCGATCGACTGAATGCCCTTGAGCGCGCGGCGGTCGGCCGCGAGCTTCGCGAGC